AAAGTGTGAGCACTCCTTGCACGCTTTCGCACGCGAGTACTTATCCCATCATTTCTCGGCCTCCTTCTGTGAGGTGCATGAAGACCTCTTCACCCTATGCGACGCTCCCAGTCCCCCAGACGGAAAGCGAGTGGCTCGAGCTGCACCGCGTAAGTTTGGCAAGACGACGATCATTTCGTTGGCCAAACCCCTGCACGATCTGGCGTACAAGCGGAAGCAGTTTATCTTGCTGGTCGGGGAAACGGCGACCACGGCGGAAGCGAACCTTGGCACGCTAACGGCCGAAGTTGAAAATAACGAGTTGCTCAGGGCGGATTTCCCGCACCTGGTTCCGGCCACCGACCGCAAGGGACAGAATGTCAAGTGGACCGATAAACAAATCGTCTTCTCCTCGTTCCAGACTGTCATGGCCAAAGGTAAAGGGGCCAAGGCGCGTGGTATCAAATATCGGCAGAATCGTCCTGACGTGGCGATCTGTGACGATTTGGAGTCGCCAGAAACGGCCGACACGTTCCTCAAACGACTGAGGACGAAACGCTGGTTCGGCGGGACGTTCATCGGGTTGGGGGCCAAGGGCTGGGACATCTACTACATCGGCAACCTGGTTCACAACGATTGTTTGCTGGCCAGCCTCCTCCGGGCCAAGGATTGGGATTCCAAGTTGTGGCGGGCCTTGAACATCATCAAGGACGAGGAGCTGTATCCCACCGGCCACACCATTTCGGACGGCAGCCCCGTGTGGCCGGAAGTGTGGGGCCTCGACGCGCTGGAACAGCTCCGTAACACCCCAGAGATGGGGGAATTCAACTTCGCTCGAGAGATGATGAACGACCCGCGCACGCGGGAAGAACAGCAGTTCATGTCGATCGAGTTCACGTTCTACGACCATGACCCGACGCGGGAATCCCGCTACAAGAAGAAGTTGACCTACATCGACCCGGCCGGCGGCGAACAGACCGGCCAGATGAAGAAGGGGCGGCGCGACTATTTCTGTGCGGTCACGGGCGGGATCAATCCCGACGACAACTGGATCGAGATCTTCGACGTGCAGATGAAGCGGTTGGTTCCCGACAAGCAGATCGAGGTCGTGCTGGACGTGTATATGAAACATCGGTCCCCGATTCAGATCGAGGACATCATGTACAAGAACCTGTATGCTAGCAGCATGGCCGCCGCCGCCAGCAAACGCGGCCTGTATCCGCCGATTACGACCCGCGACGTGCATGGCCAGAACAAGAATGGCCGCATCCTGGGCACACAGCCGTTGATTCAACACCCCGAGACGCGCAAGGTGCGGTTTGCGCGCCATTTGCTGGAGTCGGTGCCGGAATACTTCGGGCAGTACGACGACTACCCGGGGGAGTATGATGATGGTCCCGACGCGACCGAGGGCGTGATTCGCGGATTAGAAGTTCCGCCCGCGCCGAAACAACTTCTGATTCCGAGTCTTCAGTCTACGAGCAGGTGGAGGAATATGTGAGCAGCAAAGTCCCAACGTCCGGTCGCGAGCGCCCCGCGAAGATCATGCGGAGCGGTGGTGTCAATCACGCGATGGAGCCTGTGAATCGGTATCGAACCAGCGCGACCCAGCAGGCCGCGATGAAAGACATCGGGTATGCCGGCCTCAATATCAGCGGCGGTCTTCTCTCCGAGGAGTTCCATCCCGACCTTCGCGGCCGGAATGCCATCCGTATCTACAAAGAAATGCGCGACAACGATCCGATTGTCGGCGCGATGCTGTTCGCGGTCAGCATGATGATGCGGCAGGCCCGCTGGAACGTGCGGCCGTTCGATGTCAGTTCCCAGGCACAGGAACAGGCCGACATGGTGAAGTCGTGCATGGATGACATGCGGGAGACGTGGAACGACTTCGTCTCCGAGATGCTGTCCATGCTGGTGTTCGGCTGGGCGTTCCATGAAATCGTCTACAAGAAGAGAGGCGGGTATACCTCCCCAGACGATGAGAACTCCTCCAAATACAGCGACGGCCTGTTGGGGTGGAAGTCCTTCGCCCTTCGCCCGCAGGACACCCTCGACAAATGGGTGGAGGACCCGACCACGGGGCGCATCGTCGCTATGCAGCAGAAGACGCTGAAAGGGCAAATCGCCGAGATCCCGTTCAGCAAGGGGCTGATGTTCCGCCCCAGCCAGTGGAAGAACAATCCCGAGGGCCGGTCCATTCTCCGCACGGCGTATCGGCCGTGGAAGTTCAAGAAGCGGTTCGAAGAGTTGGAAGGCATCGGCGTCGAGCGCGACCTGGCCGGGTTGCCGAAGATTCAGCCGGCCGAGGGCGTCAACCTCTGGGATCTGACCAACCCGGATATGGTGAACCTGAAGCGCCAGGCCGAGGAATTGGTCCGCAACGTTCGCATGGACGAACAGATGGGTCTGGTGTTGCCGTTTGGCTGGACGTTCGAGCTGGTCTCCGCAGGTGGCGCTCGCGCGCACAACGTCGGAGACATCATCGGCCGCCTGAACAACATGATTGCTATGACGTGCATGGCGGACTTCATCATCCTGGGCCACAACAACCGCTATGGGTCGAAGGCGTTGGCGGGCAACAAGACCGCCATGTTCCAGTCGGCCATCAACGGGTTCCTGGATGGCACGGACGAAATCCTGAACAACTTCGCCGTCCCCCGGCTGTATGCGCTGAACGGCTGGGATCCAGCCATGACGTGCAAGTTCAATCACGATGATGTCAACATCCCAGATGTCGAGGTCATCGGGACCTACCTCAAGAATCTCAAGGCCGCCGGGATGACCATGTTCCCAGACGTGGAGCTGGAGAAGCAGGCGTTGGCGTTTGCCGGGTTTGTGACCGACAACATTGAGTTCGGAAAGGAGCCGGCACTGGACCCGGCCCTGGAGGGGGCAGTGGACGATGACGGGAATCCAATTGATCCGAGCGCAGAAGCCGACGATGAAGAGTCAGCGGATTCTGGAGGCAGTAAAGAATGAAACCTCCCGCATTGCCGCCTACGTCGATTCGATGCCGGGATTGCGGGCCGTTTCGTTTGTGGTGAAGCTAAAGCCCAATGGCGACGTGCGAGCCGTCATTGTGACCACGGAAACTTCGACCGACACGGACAATGGGGCAGGTTGACACGCCTGTTCCTCGGCGTGGTATGATGCGTCCCGCAGGGGGCGTTGCGGACAACTGAATCGTTCGACCGTCAGAAGTGAGGAGGCGGAGCTCATTAGCAGCCAGCTAATCGGCTCCGCCTTTTTTGTTGTGGATGAAGCCTATGACTGAACCAGTGCAGATCGCACGCCTCGACAACGATCGCCAGATCGTCTTTGGATGGGCCTCAGTCGCCTTTACCAAGTCGGGGGCCCAGGTGATCGATTCCCACCACTCGATGATCGATACGGAAGACCTGGAAACCGCCGCGTACCTATTCACCCTCCAGTTCCGTGAACTCAACGAATGCCACGGGCCTGGCACCTGTGGTCAGTTGGTTGAGTCCTTCATGGTCACACCCGAGAAGCTCGAAATGATGGGCTTGGCGAAGGATGCGTTGCCCACCGGCTGGTGGGTCGGCTTCTACGTCGAGGATGATGCGGTGTGGAACAAAGTGAAGATGGGGGAATTGCCGATGTTCTCGATCGAGGGCATGGCCATCGAGGAGGCCGTCGCATGAAGCCGTTGCACAAGCTCAAGAAGTTGTCGGTCAGCAAGGTGTCGCTGGTGCCGAAGGGCTCCAACGGTGAAGCCGACGTAGTCTTTTACCGTCACGATGCAAGCGTGGAGCAGACCACGCCCCCCGCCGCACCCGCCACCCTACCCGTTGAGAAGGAGACCGTAATGAAGGAAATCAAGGACATGACCCAGGAGGAACTGATTGCTCATGCAGAAGAGCTTCAGCGCCAGTTGAACGAGAAGCCCGAAACCCCGCCCGCCCCGCCGGCCAAGCCGGAAGTCACCGAGGAGGTCCTCCGCGCCCTCCCCGCAGAAGTCCAGGCCGTGCTGAAGGCGTCGCAGGATCAGGTTGTGGCTCTGGCAGCCGCGAACGAGGCGAACACCGCCGTGCTTCGTCAGCTGCAGGAAGAGTCGGAAACGAATCGGTTCACCGAGATCGCGCGCCGGGAGATCCCGAATCTCCCTGGCACCGACGCCGAGAAGGCGACCATGCTCCGTGGGCTGAAGACGCTGGGCGATAAGCAGTACGACGCGCAGCTGGCCATCCTCAAGGCGTCGAGCGCCGCGATGGCGCAGATTGCGCTGGCCGAAATCGGCAGCCGCACGGGCGAGGCCCCGGCCGACTCGCCGATGGGCGAACTCAACAACCTGGCCCGCACGATCCAGACGGCCGATCCGAAGCTGTCGCACCCGCAGGCGTTCGAGCGTGCCTGCCAGCAGCGGCCCGACCTCTACAAGCAGACGCGCACCGAGCGCTTCACGATTCACCGGGTCGCCTAGTTGGCAGACCCATATTGAGGAGAAGCCAACATGGCAATCGAAATCCCCGGATTCAAGCCGGGCCAGTTCGTGGCAGGTGCTGACCTGTCGGCTCTGCAGTTCCGTTTCGTCAAGATCAATTCGTCTGGCCTGGTCGTGGCGATCACGGGCGCGTCGGACGTGCCGATCGGCATTCTGCAGGACAAGCCGGCAGCGTCCGGTCGGTCGGCGGAGATCATGTGCGATGGCATCAGCAAGCTGGTTGCTGGTGAAGCCATGGCACCTGGCAACACGGTTGGCCCGGATGCCACCGGCAAGGGCGACGACAGCGCGCCCACCGGCGTCTATGGCCAGGTCATCGAAGGCACGGCGGCAGCCGACGAGATTGGCTCTGTCCTGTTCAGCTGCTTGAAGCCGCACGCCTAGGGCGGCATTTCACGAGGAGATCCGCTCATGAGTGCAATCATCCCCGTCCGTCGTGGCCAGCCGGCCCTTCAGGACGTTCACATCGACTCGGCACTGACGAACATCGCCATTGCCTTTACCCAGGACCAGACGCAGTACATCTTCTCGAAGGTGTTCCCCATCCTTCCGGTGGATCACCAGTCGAACAAGTACTGGGTGTGGCCGAAGAACGAGTGGCTCCGTGACGAAGCCCGCAAGCGGGCCGATGCGTCGGAGTCGGCAGGCAGCGGGTTCACGCTGTCCCAGGACAGCTACTTCGCCGATGTCTGGGCGTTCCACAAGGATCTCGGTTCCCAGGTGCGTGCCAACGCGGACGGCGGCCTGAACCTGGAATCGGCGGCGACCCGCTTCGTGGCGAGCCGTCTTCTGCTCCGGCAGGAAATCCAGTGGGCCACCGACTTCTTCACCACGGGCATCTGGGGCACGGACCTGACGGGCGTGGCCGCCGCGCCGGCCGCCAACCAGTTCCTCCAGCTCAATGACGCGGCGTCCGATCCGTTCTCGCTCATCGAGGAAGCGAAGGATCGAGTCATCTCGGTGACGGGATACGAGCCCAACACCATCGTCATGGGCCGCCAGGTGTGGCGCTACCTGAAGAATCACCCGGATTACGTGGACCGCATCAAGTCCACCAGCTCCGAGCGGTTCTCGCAGGAGAAGTTCGCAGACTACGCCGAGATCGCCAACGTCTACGTCGCCAAGGCCATCAAGGCGACCAACAACGAGGGCGCGACCGCCGCGTATTCCTACATCCATGGCAAGGGCATCTGGATCGGCTACGTCGCGCCGAACCCCGGTCCCATGGAGCCGTCGGCGGGCTACACCTTCTCCTGGACGGGTGTCTCGGGATCGGTTGGCGCGACCATCGGCGTCGATTCATTCGAGGACCGCAAGACGAAGTCCATCCGGTACGAGGCCGAGGTCGCGTTCGACAACAAGGTCACGGCCCCGGAATTGGGCGTGTTCATGGCCTCGGCCGTCGCCTAGGCAAGGAGACCGTCATGTATGCTGTCGTAGTCAAGCCATTTTTGGCTCATGGTGTTCCCTACTCTCCGGGTGACATGGTAGATGTCTCGGACTTCCCGAAGGCCGACGTGCTGAAGCGCACGCGGTATCTCCGGGATGCCTCCGTTGACGAAGTGACGAAGGCGACGGGACTGGAATTGCCAGCCGCGCCCCGTCAACATCCGACCAAGGAGAAGTCGCCGTCCGCACGCACGCCCGTCTCGATGGGCAAAACCAAAGTCGTGTCGGACAGCCCCCCACCTCCTACGTCACCCGCTCCGCTGCGTCAGTCGCGGCACGCTCGAGCCAAGGCGTCCGCCACCCGGTAGAGTGCCCGCTCGAGCTATCCCGACCCGGCCCACATGCTGACTGACAGTGTGTGGGCCGTTTTCGTCAACGGTGAGCCGCACATCCCGTGCTAGCTTTCCAGTAGTCCAACCGCTGGTTGGTAAAGTTAGGAGATCACATGGCCGTATCCATCGACTATCGCGAAAGAGTCCCCAAGGGCTACAGCCCGTCGTTCGTGCGTCGGCTGTCGGGCACGTTGACCAACGCCGAGGCCCTGGCACTTCGGGCGACCCCGAAAACACTGGTGGCCGCGCCCGGTGCGACCTTCATCAACGTGTTCGAGCGTCTGGACATTGCGTTCGACCGGACGGCGGTCTACGCGGAATCGACGGCGAACCTGGTGGTTCGCTACACGGGCACGACGGGCGTCGTCGCGTCGCAGATCGGCGAGGCCACCGGCTTTGCTGATGCGGCGGCCGATGCCTACATGAGCGTGTTAGCCGCCGACTCGCCATTGCAGACTGTCAACGCCGCCCTGGTGCTCCACAACAACGGGGCCGGTGAGTGGACGGGCGGCAACGCGGCGAACGTGTTCTACTGGACAGTGTTCTACCGCATCATCAAGTCGCCGTTCTAGGAGTGCCAATGATCCTCAACCAGTGGCGGTGTCCGTATCCCGATGGTCACAATCCGAAGCTGTGCCCCGCACCCAAGACGCTGGTGGCGTTCGGGGGCGGTGGCGCGCCAGACGGCTCGCGTCTGGTTCGGGTGGTGGACTGGTCTACGGGAAACCTCCTCCTGGAACACCCGGGACGGATGCCCCACTGGTTGACGGATACGGTCGTCGTCTTCCTCGAGGAATTGGGCGGCAATCGAGATCAGTTGTGGCGGTTCGACACCGTGACCCGCCAACTGGCCAAAGACCCGGTGGACCCCGCCCTGTCGGCCGCCAATGAATTCTCTGCCAGTGATGGCGTCTGGGCGTCCTACCTCGCCAATCCTCGCCGTGTCGTCGTCAACAACAACGTCATGTCCGGCAGCCATGTGTTCCGAGGCGTGTCGGTCAGTTACCACACATTGCT